ACCTGCAAAATTCTGCATTAAAACTCGATCAGATTCACCGCCACCTCCCACACGGCCTGCCCGTCGCGGGCGGCCTTCAGGTCGGCGGTGCGGTCCCCGGCGTACATCTTCGCCGTGCGCACGCCGCCAAAAAAATACTGCACGGTCATGCTGTCCGGGGCTGTGGCGTTCAGCACCTTGGCGCAGTCCGCCGTCGAGAGCGCCGCCCAGCCGGCGCTGATCTTTGCCACGCCGCCGCGCACCCGCTCCCGCACAAGAACGCCGTCCTCGGTGCGGCCCGTGCCGCTGCTGTCCAGATCGGAGAGCTGCACCTTGTACGCACTCGGCGCGGGCAGCGCCGTGCCGTCAATGTTCAGAATTTCCACGCTTCACCTCCCGCCGCTGCGCAGGGCGCGGCGATTCTGGCTGTTGGCGATGACGCTGTCCAGCAGTTCCTCGCCGATGTAAATGTTGATGGGCTGGCCGTCCGCGCTGCCCTGCCAGCCGGCCAGCGTCTCCGCCATGGCCTGCTTGATGGTCGCCAGCGGCGCTTCCACGTTCGTGCCGGTTGTCTGGTCACCGAGCATCGCCAAAAACTGCCGGTTCGGCGGGATGACCGCCCCCTGCGCCAGCGCCGGGACCGGCACCGACGCCGCGTAGCCCAGCCCGGGCAGCGCACTTTGGCTGCTGACCAGCTTACCCGCGCCGCCCAGCACGCTGCCCGCCATGCTTTTGGCATGTCCGATGGCCGACAGCAGCCCATTGATGGCCGCCGCAATGGCCGCGACCATGCTGCGCACAACGCCCAGCACCGTGGAGACCGCCGTCTGCACAATGGAGACGATGCGCCCCCACACGGTAGAGACCGTCGCGGCCATCGCAGCCCAGGCAGCGTCCCACTCGCCCCGCAGCACGGCGGTCAAAAAGTCGGCCATACCGCGCAGCACCGCCAGCGCAATCGTGATGCCGTCCGCAATGATGCCCGCCGCACCGGTCACCGCCGTGCCCAACGCCGCAAACACCTGCACGGCCACGGGGGCCAGCGCCGTGATGAGCCACTGCACAAACGGGGCCAGCACAGTATTCCACAGCGTCAGCAGCAGCGTTGTCACCGCGCCGAGGCACGCCGTCAGCTCGTTCCAGAGCGGCTGCAGGTGCGCGGTCCAGAGCGCACCCAGCAGGTCAAACAGCTGCACCAGCACAGGCTGCAGCACCTCGCTCCACAGCGCCGAAACGATGCCGACTACGTTCTGCCACCCCTGCGCAAGGCCGTCCAGAATCGGCTGGCCGTAGGCGGCCCACGCCTGCTCCATGCCCGCCCAAAGCCCCTGCCAGACCGTGTCCAGCAGCGCCAGCGCGGGTTGGACCACCGTAGAGAGCGCCGCGCAGAGCTGCTCCCATACGCCGGCTGCCGCCGCGGAAAGCCCCTGCCAAACCGTCTGCCACGCCGCGGCGAACGGCGCAAAAAAGCCCTGCAGGTACGCCCAGAAATCCGCCCACGCACCGCGCAGGCTCTCCAGCACGCTCTGCCAGACTGCCGTCAGGCCGCTCAGGTCGCTGCCCGCTGTACCGCTGCGGCGTGCCGCGGTGCCGGTGGTGGATCTTGCGGCCTTCTCGGCCTTCGCCGCGGCCTCGGCGGCCTTTTTCTGCTTTTCCGGCGCCGTCGTTTTGTCCTCCGCCGGGGCGGACAGGCGGTTGATCTCGTCAAATTTTGCCAGGCTGCGGGCCGATTTCACGCTCTGTGCCGCCGCAGCCCGCAGCGACACGCGCAGCTCGTCCACAACGCTGCGCGCCTGCTGCCCGGCGTCGCCCACGCTCCCCAGCGCCGCAGAAATTTTATCCAGCGCCGTGCGCAGGGACGCCGAGGGCTGCTTCAGCGTTGACAGCTCGTCAAAGGTTATCTCCTGCATTTCTCATCCCCCCAGCAATTCCAGCAGCCGCCTTTTCTCCGCCTGTTCCTCGGCGCTCTCCACGCCTCGCAGCTCCACCACGGCGCGGTGGGTGCGGTAATAGTCCAGCTCCCAGTTTTCCAGCCGCTTGCCGCGGCGCAGCTTATCACGGATGGCCACCACCGTCGCAAAGCTCCCCTCACCGATGGCATCGAACCATGCCAGAAAGCTCCACCAGTGCAGGTAGGGCAGCGTGCGCACATCCTGCCCCGCGGCCTTGCTGATGCCCGCGGCGATCAGCGGTGCGTCCTGCTGCCAGTCCATCAGCGCGGGGCCGGGGCGGGGCTGCTCGCGGCGGCCCGCCGCCAAAAACTCGGTCAAAAACTGCGTGGCATCGGGCCAAAGCGGCTGCGGCAGCGCGGCAAACTCCGGGTAGAACAGCCGCATGGCCACGTACCAGCGCTCGCTCTGGTCCAGCGCCGGGTCTGCCTGGCCGTTCAGCCAGCGCAGCAGCTCCAGCACGTCGCGGTAATCGCTGCGGATGGCATACCGCACGCCGCCCAGCTCCGCCTGCATCGGCAGTCCCCACGCCCCGGTCATACTGCGCCCCGCTCGGCGCGGGCTGCATCGGCCCGGGCTGCGGCGGCATCGGCGGCAGCGGTCAGGCGGCGCTCGGCGCCCTCGCGCAGGATCGGCGTCAGCGCCTCCAAAAGGTTCTGCACCACACGCTTGCCGTTGGCCCCGACGCCCGCCAGGTTCACCCCGCCCAGGATCGCGTCAAAGTCGTTCTCCGCGCCAAAGATGCCGGTCAGCAGCTTCTTGATCTTGCCGTCGTACTCGTTCAGCAGGGCCAGCCCCGCCGCAGCGCGCTGCTGCTCGTCACCGTCCAGCGCCGCCAGCGCCTTTGTCAGCGCGGCGTCGTAGCCGTCAAGCTCTGCCCCCGCCGCAAAAAAGCGGTGGTAGAGGTTCGGGTCTGCCGGGTTAAAGCGCAGCACCCCGCGCCCGTTGACGCGGAATTCCTCCACGCCGGTGTCAATGTTCAGCTCCATCGTACTCTCCTTTCTTCAAAGCCTTCCCCCTCGGGGGAAGGCAGCTGCGTGTCGAAAAACCTCCCTCTGTGAGACAGACTCCCCCGATACGGGGGAGGTGGCGCTTGCGCCAGAGGGGGAGCGGTGCCCCGAAGGGGCGGAGGGAGAGAACCTTGCCATAGCCCGCAATATTTCGGGCAGCCATACAGTTCTCTCCCCCACCGCCTGCGGGCGGAGCCCCCTCGCAGAGGGGGCCAAGGGATGAACGCACCTTTTTCGACAGTCTGAGCCTTCCCCCTCGGGGAAGGCAGCCGCTCTTTTGCCTGTCACGCCTGCGTAAACTTCTTGGTTGCCGGGTCAAACGTGCCCTTCGTCTTGACGCCGGTGTAATGCACGTTGAACGGGATCTGGTAGCCGGTGGTGTCGCCGCCGTAGCTGACGACCTCGATGTAGCATTCCTCGCGCACTGCGGGGTACGCCCCCGCCGTATCCTTGTCCCAGAGCTTGACCTCGACGATGTCGGTTTTCAGGTCATCCAGCACCAGATCGCCGTCAATGATGGCCTGCAGACGCTCAAACAGCGGGTCGCCCGGCTCGGCGTAGTAGGGGCTGACCTCGCCCTGTTTCTGGTAGCCGTTGATCGTAACCGTCGTCTCACCGACGATATTCGACTTTTTCTCCACGTTCGCGGTCAGCTCGGGGGAGTATTCCTCCAGATCGCTGCCCAGGCGGGTGTAGCTGGCGTCGCCGCTGCCAAAGGCGGCGTTCAGGTAGTGGGCCATGTACTTGCGTTCAATTTTCATGTAGTTTCCTCCGTATAAACTTGTGTATATTCCGCTTGTAAACGCACGGTGTAGACCGCCGTGCCGCCCGCGTCGGCGCGCTCCATGCGGCCCTGCTCGGCGCGCAGGACCTCGCGCCCCGCGTTGCCCAGCACCGGCCCGCGGCCTGCGGCGCTCTCCGCTGCCGCCCAGGTCTGCAGATCCAGCAGCCGCGCGGCGTTGTCGGCATCGGTGCGCGGCAGGCAGAGCCGCAGCGTGAACTCCGCCCGGCAGCGCTGTGTCACGCGGCCCAGCAGGTTTTCCCGCCGGTCCAGCACCGTGATGCCCCGGCACCACAGCCCCGCCGTGTACGGCGCGGGGCCAACGTCCCCCACCGTCAAAGAAAGCCCCTGCAGGGCAGGGGCCCGGGCCAGAAAGGCCGTCATTTTTGTAAGCATGGTTTGCCTCCTTCTCTAAAGCCTTCCCCGAGGGGCTGCGCTCGCAAGCGCGTGTCGGAGCGCAACCGCCGAAGGCGGCTTTTAGCGCGTAGACTGAAGGTGGCGCCGCAGCGCCGGATGAGGGCAGGCTTCGCGCGGCCCTCCCTTTCATCGTTCGGCCACGCAAGCTCGCCCCTCATCAGCCGCCTGCGGGCGGCAGCTTCCCCCCCGGGGGAGAAGCCAAAAAAATTCTCACCTCGTCAGGCTCCTCACGCCCGTTCCGCTTCCGTTCCACCAGGCACCGGCCTCGACATGGTGCGGTTTACCGCGCAGCCGCATCGGCAGCACGTACTGCACCAGCGCCGCACCCTCCACCGCCGCGGGCACAAAGCCCGGCCAGTCGGCCCAGGTCAGCGCCGGGCCCTCGCCGGGGAACAGCCTGTCCCCCGGTGCCAGCGTATAGTCCGCGCCGTACCGGGCCGTCGTCTCCGGGATGACCACCAGCAACGCAGTGCCCCGGCGTGTGCCGCCTGCGTCGGGCAGCTCCCGGCGGCCCTGCTGCCAGCAGACGTCCCGCAGTACGGTGCGCACCACGGTCTGCGCCGCCGCGTCGGCGTGGTAGAGCGTCACGGTATCGCGGTACAGCTTATTCATGGGGCAGCCACCGCCCGATCCGCAGATAGTAGCCCGCCTCGTGGCGGAAATGCGCCGCCCGGTCTGCCAGCGTGCGGGAGCACAGCTCGGGCGGCGCGGTGTAGGTCTCGCTCACGCTGCCGACGCTCACCTTCGCAATGCCCCGGGCTTCGTCCTCCTGCGCGAACTCGTACATTGCGTCGGCCACAGCGCAGAGTGCCATGCTCTCGGCCAGCTCCGGGTCCAGCCCCTGGCGCGGGGCCACGGCGTACATCTCCCGCATACGGCGCAGCTCGTCCCCGGCGCGTCTGATGAAGCGGGGGAACTCCTTCTCCGGGATGTCCTCGCCCAGGTAATCCTCTACGTAAAAGGTATAATCCGGCACGCGCACGCCCCCTTACGCCTTGAACTTTGCCAGCACGACCTTAGCCTCATTGGAAAGCACAGCGACGTAAAATTCGTCCGCCGTGATTTCGGTGGTGCGGGTCTTGGGCTTGCGCTCGGTCTCAATGTTGACCTCGCGCTTGCGGTAGATGGTCAGCGCCGGGATCTCGTCGTCGACCTCGGGGTCGGCCTCCAGCTTGACGATGGGGCAGGCGTAGACGCCTTCGGCCAGCGGGACCTTCTTGCTGGGCACAAGGCGGCAGCCCGCGATCATGCCGATCTCGCCGGTCAGGCTGACGCCGGGCGTGTACTTGTCGGCGCTCAGGAAGTCGGGGTTCTTGCGCAGCTGGGTGACCTGCTTCGGGTGGATAAACAGCACCTTGTCGGAGCAGCCCATCTCCTCCTCAAACAGGTCAACCGCATCGACGATGGCGTTGTAGCTGATCTGGGCCTGGCTGCCGTCGTAGATCAGGCTTGCGGTCTGCAAAGCGTCCATGCAGTCATTGTCGACCTTGGCGGCAATGGCCTGCGCCAGCTGGGTGTTGGCCTCGCCCACCGGGTTGCCGTAGCCGGACAGCACGGCCTCGTCGGTCAGGCCGATGCCCTTCATGGCCTTTTTGATGGTGGCCTTGCGGGTGGAGGTCGTCATCTTCTCAATGGCGACCTCGCCGCCCTCGGCCACGTCGGAGGCGTCGCCGATGTAGGTGTAGGCGGGCACGGTGATGGTATCGCCGGGCACGCCCTGCAGCGTATCGTCAATTTTGGCAAACGGTGCCACACGCAGCTTCTTCGGGATGCGCGCGGACACCATATCTCCCATAACCTCAGGGTCGATCAGTTCGGACAGCTTCGTGATGAAATCAGACATATAGTTTCTCCTTTTTTGTGTTTTTACTTTTGTACGGTAGTGGCTGCTTTCTTGCCTCCCTCTGCGAGACAGACTCTCCCGGGACGGGGGAGGTGGCGCGCAGCGCCAGAGGGGGCCAAGAGGGTGTCCCTCACTTCCTCAACTCTTTATAAACCTCCGGGTTCTCCTTCTTCAGCGCCAGTCTCTCCCGGTATCCCATCCGCGCAAAGGCGTCGCGGTCCAGCGCTACCGGCACGCTGCCGGTCCCCGCGGCATAGGGCGCGGGGGTCTGCATCGGCTTGTTCTGCTCGTTCTCCATTGTATTTCACCTCACTTTCTGCAGCATCGTAGGGCAGGGTGACTTCACCCCCGCCGCACTGCACGGCAGGCTCATTGCGCCCGCCCTGCATCGCCCATAAACCGGCGGCGAATCTCTGCCAGCTCCGCCTCGGTCTCATGCGGCAAATCAAAATACCACGCCAGCGCCAGCTCGGGGCGCAGAAGCCCCGCGTCCACCAGCTCACGCTGCTCGGCCCAGATGCGCGCACGGTCATACAAAACACCGTCGTCCCAGTCGATAGCCGGGGCTGCGGTCTGCGGCAGACCGTCCAGCCCGTACACCGCGCCCAGCGCACTGCACAGCGCCATGGCCTGCTGCACCGTATCCGTCCACGCACTCTGCAGGTCGCGGATCGTCAGGTCGTAGTCCACCGACGTTGCGGCGATCTCCGTCGCCGTGCGCGGCTCGGCGGGGGTCTCGACCTCGCTCAGAATGCCGCGGCGCAGGCCCAGCAGGCTCTCACACCCGCGCAGAAGATCCTGCTTGCGGGCCAGATAGCTGCCCTCCCGCAATGTCGGGCTGTAGACCGTCACGCCGACATTGGCCGGGTCGTCCGGCAGGCCGACAAACAGATCGTCCTGCAGCGCACGGCGGCCCTGGGCGTCGGGACGCAGCAGGTCCTCCGACGCAAAAACGCGGGACGCACCGTTCGCAAATTCGGCGTTCAGCTGCTCCTCGCAGCGGGCCAGTGCGTGCAGCAGCCCCGCCGCCGGGGCGTAGATGCTGACCGCGTCGGTGCTGCCGTCCACACAGTTCATCAGCGGCGTTTTCAGCACGGCCAGCCCGACGCCCTGCACCCCCGGCAGCACAAGCTGCGGGACCAGCTCCGCACAGGCGGGCAGCGTGGCCAGCGGCACACAGCGGCCTAATGTCTGGCCGTTCAGCTCAAACAGCCGCGTTTCGATGGTCAGGCCGTCCGCGCCCGCGGTGCGGCGCTCCAAAAGGGCGTACTGCCGCCCATCGACGCTGTGCCGCTCCATCGTGCCGACGGCCAGAAGGCTGCCGTGGGCGTCGCGGGCCAGCGGCACGTAGCAGTCGCGCCGGATGGCCGCAAAGTCGAACGCCCCGTCCCGCGGCACCGGTTTCAGCAGACACTCTCCGCCCACCAGCGCGTACTGCATCGCGGTCTTGGCCGCCGCGTTCAGCGCCGACAGGCTGCGGCGCAGCGGGTCCGGTGCCTCGGGCGGCAGGCGGGTCTCGTACTCGGCAAAGACCGTGCGGCAGAGCTTGCCGACGATCAGCGCCGCCACACGGGGCGCGGTATCCTCACCCGCGCGCGGCACGCCGTAGTACAGATCAAACCATTCCCGCACCGCCGCCCGCATTTTGACAGATGTAACGTCATTTTTTCCAAATGCCTGTTCCAAATAGGATTGCAAATCATCCTCTCCTTTCTTCATTGCCACGCGGTAGGGGCCGGGCATGCCCGGCCCGCGGCCTTCCCGCAGACTTCCGTTTTCGCCAGGCTGCGGGCCGCATATGTGCGGCCCCTACATGCGCAGCACATTTTAGCTTCCTCTCCTTCTCCACACCCCCTCCACCGCGTACCGCACCGCGTCAATGTGGTGGTTGTTCACGTCGGGGTAGCCCGGCAGCACCTCGCCCGTCCGCGGGTCGCGCTCGTACTCGTACTCACTGAACTCCGCCGCCGTGGCCGGGCAGCGCACCGGGTCAATGATGATCGCCGCCAGCCCCTGCAGCCACTTCATGCTCTCGCGCACGCTGCCGGGGCCCTTCTGGGCTGCGCGGCAGGGCAGCCCGGCGGCGCGGTAGTCGGCGCAGGATTTCGGCTCGGCGGCATCCGCTGTCAGCGGGCCGTCCGTGCCTGCGCCGTGCGCCAGCAAAAGCTCTGCCGTCTCGCGGTTCGGCGTGCGGCTGCGCGTCAGCTCGTCAAAAATCACCAGAACCCGCCGCGCCGCATCGTAGGCCGCGGCGTTGTAGGCCCAGGGGTCGGGGTACCAGCCCCAGTCCACGCCGTAGTAGAC